AATATATTAAGTGCAATAGAAAAAAATTTAACTACATCTATCAAAGCAAAAGAATTATCCAGTCCAGTTATTGTAAACAATGTTAAAGATTTCAATGATGATTTCACACCAAATGATTATGAATTTAGTTATGTGAACACAGTTGAAGAATTGATGTTAGAATTTAGGAATTCTGAAAGGGCATTTTCACAAATCATAGTAGATTATACAAGTGAATATTTAGATGAAAACAAAGACGCAAGTACTTTCCAATCATCAACTGTTGGAGGAATACCATATCATTATATTGTAAGAAAAGATGGAAGAATACAAAGAGGTAGACCTTTAGATATAGAAAGTTCATCATACGGAAACTCTGTTGTAGTTGCAATACCTGGCGGTTATGATACACCAAAACCTGTAGGTGAAGATGCATATAAAAAAGTTAATAGTTCTACAACTACAAGTTGGTATTGGTTTAATACTTTATTAGATGTTGCATACACAATGTTCCCAGGCATACAAGTTTATCCATCAACAGAACTAAAAGAGATTGGTTGGGATTCTGAAGTATACATTGCAAGTCTATTTGGTAAGAAGAATAATGTAGAACAATCCAATTCATCAACAAGAAGTCAATTAGTTAGTACAAGGTTAGTATAATGTCAAATGGATTTTTAGATAATTCTGGTGAATATCCGAGAAGAAGTCATGTCAATGATGTTTCAACTAATAAGGCTGCACGAGGTCATAAAGTAAATCGTGTCTATATTGGTGGTGATAAAGATGTTGACTTGGGTTTACAACCTCTTATTGGTTCACAGTATCCGAAGAATAGTGTGCGAGAAACAGAAGGTGGTCATGTACTAGAATTTGACGACACACCAGGCAACCAAAGAGTTGTTATACTACACAGTTCAAAGGCAGGTATAGAGATACGACCTGACGGTACTGTTATCATATCAAGTGGTGCAGAAGGCAATAAGATTGAGATTGTTGGTAACGACCACAAGATGATTGTTGAACGAAATGGTGATGTGCATTACAAAGGTAATCTAAACTTCAAAGTTGATGGCGATATGAATCTTGAAGTCGGTGGTAATCTTAAAACAAAAGTACACGGTAACGAGATATCAACAATAGATGGTAACTTTAAACAAACAGTTGAGAAAAGTCATACAACAGAAATTAAGAAACACAGGGCACAATATGTACTTGGTGTGAATACAGACATATCACTAGACAATAAAGAAACACACATCAAAGGTAATGAGGTTAAGTTTATAGAAGGTAATGTAGATAATAGTATAGGCGGAACATTAACACTAACTGCAGAAGGTTCTATCATACAAACTGCAACAACAACAAACATTGCAGGTAATACAGTATCAGTTGTTGGAGCAAGTGGTACAATTGGTGGTTCAGGTATGACAATGTATGCGACTACATTTATTGGTGACCTTACTGGTACAGCACTTTACTCAAAATTCTCAGGACTTGCTCTAGGAATTGGTGGTTCAGGTATTGGAACATATACACACCAACAAACTGTTAGACCAACATCTTCATTAATGACTGACTATCTTAACAATTCAAGTCTTGGTATTCGTAAAGTAAATATTGATGCAGAAGATATTATTAAAAACGCAATCAATGTTGAAGAAGATTATGGTTACTTGACAACAAGAAGATTAGACTCTGCAGAAGTAAGAAGTAAACTTCGTGATGATGGCAACTTAAGTAATGGCAAATTTATTGGTGCAACAATTAATGATGGTATATTAAGTCCACAATATGCGAAGAATTCTCCTACAGAAATTGATAGAATAGTACAAAAGAAACAAGCGTCTTATGGTAAGAATTCTATTGGTCAAACTAAAGATGCGTTAACAAAAACATTTAAAGAACTATAATGATATATTTACCAGACCCACAATACAATCCTGTTTTTGTTAGTGATAAAGAACTAACTACTAAAACCTTATTGCAAAAAGGAATTACAATAGGTAAGTTTCTTAAGAATACTGGTTCACATTTTGATTATGATAACTTACTTTATTCCAGAAGATTGTTGATTGCAAAGAATCTATATCTTCAAGGTGAGTTTATAAAAGTTGCACAGAAATATAGTAAACTTAAAATGGTCGTTTCTGAAGGTCTTTACAAACCTGCAGAGAAAGAAAGTCCAAGTGGTATAAACGATTTAAGACAAACAGGTAGAGCGATTGTATACGAACTATATGATGAACACGGTAATCTTGCAGTAAACTCTACATTTGATATGGTCAACTATTTGAGAACTTCTGCACGATACGATAAACTAATTCTGGCTTATGATACATTTACAGGTAGTACATTACATGCATCAATCATTGCAGTTATGCCTTCTGTATCAGATAGTTGGAGTGTAAACTTTGGTTATAATTTAGAAACACAATACAATAATAAGATACAAGCAAGTAACGAAATTATTGAAATTAGGTTATAAATAGTCTTATGGTAACAAGAAGTTTTTCTATAGAAGATGGTAATCTTCAAAGTCGTTCAATAGTTACGACACGAAATAAAGTCTATAGTGATTTAGACTTGACTTTTGCTCGTGCGCCGAATGATGATGTCTATAAGAAAACTGATGCGGCTGCAGTAAAACAATCTGTAAAAAATATATTATTGACAAATAGATTAGAAAAACCATTTAATGCATATTTTGGTGGAGATTTAAATAGTTTTTTGTTTGGACTATCAGAATTTTATGATGAACAAACTATAGAAGATGAAGTAAGAACTGTAATTGAAAACTATGAACCTAGAGCAAGACTTAGAGGAGTAAGAGCAAAAATAATACCAGATGAAAATGATATCAGAGTTACTGTTGCATTTCAAGTTGTAAGTACTCAAGAAGAAATAACACTTGAAGTATCATTAGCGAGGTTAAGATAATGGCAAAGAAACTATCTGCACCAGTAAACTCTTATTATAAAACATCAAAGGGAACTTCACAAGGTAGAAAACCAATAACATCTAGTATGAACAAGTCGAAACGAAGACAGTTAAAGGCATATAGAGGTCAAGGAAAGTAACATGGCAACAACAATTAATTCAACAAGTTTAGACTTTAACAATATTAAGTCTGCACTTAAAACGTATTTACAACAACAAAGTGAATTTTCTGATTATGATTTTGAAGGCGCTGGTTTAAATAACTTACTAGACGTTCTTGCATACAACACACACTACAACGCATTGATTGCCAACTTTGCGTTGAATGAATCTTTCCTATCGACTTCTCAACTTCGTTCATCAGTTTTATCACACGCAGAAGCACTTGGATATAGACCTCGTTCAATTACTTCTTCACAAGCAGTTGTTAATATATCAGTTACCGTTCCGTTAGGTAACCCTGCACCATCAAGTATTACATTACCAAGTGGTACTAAATTTACATCATCAGTTGCAGGTGTTTCATACACATTCCAAACAAGAGAAACTTATACTGCAGACGCAGAATCTTCTGCAACAAATACTCTTTATAGATTTAAGAAATCAAATACTTATTCTAGTGCAACAAATACTGCACAGAACACAATATATAATTTACCAATATATGAGGGAACATCAACAAACAGAACATTTATTGTTGGTACAACAGATGACGAACAAGTCTATGTAATTCCAGATACTTCTGCAGACATTGATACTCTTTTTGTTAATGTTTATGATACATTATCTGGTACATCATATAAAACATACACCGATATAAATGATGCAATTAGAATACTTGATACATCAACACTATATCGTACACAAGAAACACCAAATGGATATCACGAAATTATATTTGGTACTGATACAGGAACAGTTCCAGTTTCTGGAAACAAAATAATTGTCAACTACTTAAAAGTTGCAGGTGCAGATGCAAATGGTGGAACAACATTTGTACCACAATCACAACTTTCAGTTGGTGGTACCAATCAAACAATATCTGTTTCAACTGTGTCTAATTCTGCAGGTGGAGCTTCTAGAGAATCAATATCATCTATTAAAACACAAGCACCTTTACTATACGCATCACAACAAAGACTTGTAACTGCAGGTGATTATAGAACACAAATACTTAATAAGTATGGAACAACTGTAAGAGATGTGAACGCATATGGTGGACAAGAGGCGACACCACCAAAATATGGTGTTGTATATGTTGCACTTCAATTTTATGATGATATTAGTGCATCTACTCAAGAAACTGTAAAGACAGATATATTACAAAATCTAACGAGTGCGTTATCAGTTTTATCAGTCAGTACAGAATTTGTTACACCAACCACAACATTCCTAGAATTAGATGTTGCATATAACTTAAATCCATCACTAACAAGTTCAACAAGTACTGCTATAGAAAGTCAAATAAGAACACAAATTGAAACCTTTGCAAATGCAAATCTACATGAGTTTAATAAAGTATTTAGAAGGTCAAATCTTATAACATCAATAGA